TAAGTTTCTTTTTAAACTTCTTAAACGGTAGGTTGTTCATCTTCTTCATCCTGGTCAATTTCTAGAGATTCAGAATCTTCTCCCCCTACTGTTCCTTCGGGTGAAGCGCCTAAATTATCTAATTCAGAAGCGTCTTTATTTGCCTCTAAATCTTGTGCTGAATTTAACCAATCGTTAGCAACAGTTTGTCTTTTATCATCTAATGCTTGACCAATCTTATCAGTTAAAGCACTTTTGAAAGCATCTTGAGCAGCAACATTATCGCCACTTGCTAAAGAATCAACCATTGTTTTTACATTTTCATTTGACATAATTATTCATCTCCTATATTTATATCAGGTTCCTCATTGTCTGTTTCCATATTCTCGCCTTGTGGAGCAGCAATAATTCCTGTTTTAATTTCATTAGCAATCTGACTATCAATCTCAATAATATCCTCGTCTGTTTGCTGAAGTATATTTTTTCTAACATACTCAACAGAATAATATTTACCAACATACGGAGTAACCTCAGTTGCAAGGCTTAATCTTTCTCTTAAAATTTCAGCATTTTTTAACTCAGCAAAATACCCATCTTTTAAAAATGTATATTGTATATGTTCTTTGATACTCACCCAATCTTCAATTGTGATGATACCTTTTAAAACGAGTTGTGTTTTAAGTATATCATTAAAGACTTGTGTAAATCTTTTTCTTAATCGTTGAACAAATTTAGTAAATTTTAATTCATCTCTTGTTATCTCAGCAGCCTTACCCATGTTAAAACCATTTTCAGATTCTAGTCTTGAAATTGGAACATTTAATGCTTTGTATAATTTTGTTTGAAAGTATTTAACATCTGTAATCTCTCCAAGATTTTGTCCACCTGCAAGTGTAGCAACTTCGGTGCCTTTTGCACCTTCTCTACGAGGTAACCAAAAATCTTCAAGCATTGACATATGTTTTCTGTCATCTCTAATCTCACCAGTTGAAGCGTCATAGACAAGTTTATTTCTATATCTTGCCATAACATCTCTAAGATAAGCTTCTGCTTTTACTTTAGGTAAATTACCTACATCAACATAGAATATTCTTCTTTCAGGTGCTCTTACTATTCTGTAAATAACAACAGCATCTTCAATCATTCTTAATTGATTGACAGGTTTAATTGCTTTGTGCAAATGCCCCATGACCATGTTTTTAGTTTGGTCAATAATGCCAGATGTACAATAAGTAATCGAATCAGTAGAAATTTTTAAACCAGCATTTGAGTTTGCTGATGATATTCCTTTTTCATTATAGACAAACCATTCTGCTGTTTGTTCTATAATTTCAATTCCTTTACCTTTTGAATCTCTTTTCTTTGAGACTTCACGAACTTTTTTAATTTTTCGTGGATCAATATATCTTAATTCGGTTAATCCTTTTCGTGGACTTTTAGGATCGATTACCTTATGAAAGTAAATACGACCATCAACATACCATCTTTTAAATATGTCGTGTCCTTTTTCATCAAAGTTTAATAGTTTCATAACCTCGTCAAACTCATCACGGATCTTTGCTTTGATATTATCTGATATTGCTAGTTTGTCAAGTGAGACAGAAACCGATTGGTCTCTTTCATCTGAAACTATAACTTCGTTGATAATATCTTCGACTGCCATATCACACTCTGGATGTTGTGAAATCTCACGATATCTTTTTATTAAATCAATATCGTTCTTCGCAGTAACTTCCATATCCAAGTATTGGCCAAAGTAACCGCCAGCAGATATAGTTGTTGTACCGTCATCAGGAGAGGGTACCGTGAAGGCCTGTTTGGCCTCCGCCGGTTTCTCTCTGTCGTCAGTTTGTCTTGTTATTTGGAAGCCAAGTAATTGTACCATATTATATTTTCCTTATAACTTATATTTATTATGTAGTAGTATCTGTTTCAAAATACTGATATGAAAATGAACAACCGAACTCCTCAATAGCATTATTAGTGCTATAACTTAGTGCGATATCATCTAGAGCAGTTGGGAATGCACCTCTTAATGTATAAGATTTAAGAGTAGCCCCGTTTCTGTCTAAATGGTCAATGAATATATCAACTTGATAATCTGAAGGATTAGTTAACCCCTCGTTATCAGTCATATTATTCATGCCGTTCATCCATCTTTCTAGACCTCTGTAAATTTTGAAGTCTGTATCATTTAACACAGTCATAGACCATGCTCCAAATGTTCTATCACCGACTAGATTTAGTACTCTACCTCTGAAAGGAACTTGAACAGTACTAAGTGTCATTCCAGGTATTGATGTAGCAGTACATAAGAATGCTAAGTCGGCCGTTTCTCCACCAACCGCTGAGTAACCAGGAAAAGGTAAAGTTACCTTGAACTGATTGGCTCTTGCGCCACCGCCTCTAAGTCGGGCTTTAAAGTCATTAATATTTGCCATTGTTTATCCCTCCTATGCGCCTGCTACTTCTGAAAAGGCAACGCCTGAACGAGTAGCAATAAAGTTAAGTTGAATGAAGTTAATAGAACGAGCAGGTTTGATAAAGATATCAGCCCTAAATTCGTTTCTATCGATAACATCTCCAGTATTATTTGAATCGTCACAAACAACACTAAAGTCTGTAATACCTCGTCTACCTTGTACATCTCTTAAAAACGGTTCTACAAGATTTCTAAATTGTGCTCTTGTAAATTCATCATTGAACTCAAAGAGTTGAAATTTAGATGCAGTAGAAATCGCTTTTTCTAGAACAATGAACAATCTTCTTACATTAATTCTATCAAATGCACTTGGTTTAGATTGAGCAGTTTTGTCGCCAAACAATACAACCCCTTGACCAGGAAATGAAGTGACAGGATTTACTCTTGCCTTATATAAATCATCTCTTTGAGTTTGGTTAGGATTGAATGCTAACTTAACAGCACCTCTAATTTGTCCACGATTGAAACCGCCTGGTGAGAACCATGCGTCTGCGATATTATCAGTTCTAGCACAAAGACCAGCGATATCTCCGTTCAAAGGAACGAATCTAAAGACATCATTGTATCTGTCGTACATATACTTATATCCACTATCAATCACAGCATAACTTGTTGAAGGTAAGCCATTAGCAAAGTCTTTAACATTTTTAGTCTGTGTGATTGCGTTAGACACATCAACAACATCTGATCTTGCAGGTGATATGAAAGCAACACAGTCTTTTCTTGCTGTTGCGATATCCATAACAGCAGTTGCTTTTGTGTCGCCAGTAGCGTCAGCACCTGTTTGAGATGGTCCACATAATAGTAAACTTAAATCAACATTTTCTGTGTCATTAAATTTCTCATATGCAGCAGCAATCTCTCCGTTAGTTGCAACAAAGTCATCTGTTCCACTTGCGAGTGAAGTAGTAGATACTACAAATGCATCCCCAACTGTATTATCAAAAGTTGTGCCTTTTTTAGCAACACCGTCTGATAAAGTTGCGAGATGATCTACCCAATAGATAAATTTAGATTGAGCATAGATTACATTTGGATAATAGTTACTAGAACCTTGAGGTGTTTTAGCATCAAATGCCTGTGAAACACTTTCAAAAGTCTCTAGAATTTCTCCAACAACTCCTGTGATTCCGCCATCTTCATCAACAACGGCAATATGCATTTCATCTAATGAACCGCCAGCAGCAAGAACATCATCTGTTGTTGTTGGAGCGTTTGAAAAGTTGAAAAAATATTCCCAATGTCTTAGAATTTTAGCGTTATCAACAACAGCGTGTCTTAGTCCGCCTGTTTCTGTAGTGCCTGTTGCAGTATTAAATCTTGCAATCGTTAGAACATGAGTTGATATTGCTGTTACTTTATAGTAATGTCCTGAAGGTGCACCGTCAGTTGAAGGTACATTAGTTGCGTCTCCAAATTCTAGTATGTCACCAACTTGCATTAAACTACCATCGTCAACAGTAATTGATGTATCTCCGATAGCAGCAGAAGTGTCAGCAACTAGATTACCACTCATTGAGTGTGGTCCGAAAGCAGTTGAGTTAGTACACATAGAAATCTTTAAACTATTTCCTAGTGTGCCAGCTTCTCTTGCGACAAACGGTCCTATGTTTGAAACTGAACCAGCGCCTGAATCAGTTAAGTATGTTGCTAAATAGTCAGTTGTATTTTTTATTAGGACAGCAGTACCAGTTGAAACAGCGTTTACTGTTCCTGTGATTGGTCTTACTACCTTTAGATTGTTTCCGTATCCTAAAAAGTTTGCAGCTGTAAACCATTCTTCAAAGTTATTGGCGTTTGGTTTACCAAAGTTATCGACCAATTCTTTTTCAGATGAAATAGTTGTAATCTCATCAATCGGTCCTTTTTCTGCTGTAATTACGATACCGCCACTACTTGTAGAGACAGCAGGAATTACATTTGTTAGATCCTTTTCAGTTACGAGAACACCTGGTGATACTTGAAATGCCATATTTTAGTTCTCCTTAATATTAAGTTTATTAGTTATAACCCTTTGATGATATTTATATATATTGAAAACTGTACTATTCCCCTTTTCGATAAGATACGGGTTGCCACAGTACTCCTGCATCATCAAAAAATGAGTTATTGCGACCACTTGGGTCGTCTATTCCATTATCTATAAATCCGAAAGGTGCCATATCTGCTTCGAGAGCATTCTTTTGATCGGCAAACATTTGTCCACGAACATCAACATCCGTTAACTCTTTAAAGTATCTCTGATTTGCTAACCAAGAGAATATTACAAGACACATAACTAAATCGTCTGTTGCGCCTGCCTCAGCTTCAAAAGATTTTCCTTTAGATATAAAAGTAGATAGTTCAGATATGATATCAAAATCATTAATGATTAACTTATCTCCTTCGATTAAACTTTTGAGATTAGAAGTACCAATTTTCTTAGTACCTTTAGTCATTCTTAAACCTAGTTGATTGCCTCTACCACTAAAACCCCCACCTAAAACTTGTCCTGAACGGCCTCGTTGCGTTACCATCATCATATTGTCATACTCTAACTCAAATTGTAAATTGTCTGCTACCTGTTGTCCTAAGTCATTTATTTCTACAAGTATGAAAGCGTTGTTATAATTTTTTGCTACTTTTTCTATGACACTTGGAAATACAAGAGGTTTAATTTCGTTGTTTCTATACTTTGCTACTATTTTATATGGTGCTTGTGTAACATCTAGAACAACAAATGCTGAATAGTCATTTGATAATCCTCTTGATACATCAACACACATTGTATAGATGTGGTTTGGTATTGGCATTTCATAAACATCTAAACCACCACTTCGTATCGGAGTTGCAACTGGCATTGTTTTAATCTTACTTGCATTAATAAGTGTATCAACACTACCTAGAAACTCACATTCAAATTCTGTTTGAAACTGTGCTTCACTTGTGTTCTTAATTGTTTCTTGTTTCCACTTTTCATCTCGACCCGGTACTTCACTCCAATGAACTTCGATAGGTTCAAAAGTACTTTTTTTATTAATGGCATCTGTCCACATTTTGTAAAACATATTCATTCCATGTGGTGTAGATACTATCATCACCTTTGATGATTTACCAGAAGATATAGTAGGATAAACTGAACTAAAAAATTCTTCAGCGATATTATTAGGCACATAAGCAAACTCATCTAAGAATATTATATTAAAGGTACTTCCTCGAACAGCACTAGAAGATGTACTCGCCGCTACGATTCTACTTCCGTTTTCTAGTTCAAGCGATCCTTTGTTCCAGTTGAGAACACCTTGTTGCATCCACTTAGGTAGATGTTCGTAAGCTAGTTGCAAACGGCCTAACAAATCTCTCGCTGTAGAAGATTTATTTGCTAAGATTGCAACATTTACATTATCGTTAAACAATGTATAGTGTAGGAGGTAAGAGACAATAATAGTTGACTTTCCACTCTGTCTAGGTAATTTACATATTGTAAACCTATTGTCGTGGAAAGTATCTACCATCTTCCGCTGAAAGTCGTACATTTGAAAAGGCACAAGACCTTTATCAATCGTAACAATTTTTAAATAGTGTTCTATAAAATACTTAGGATTATTTAAACACTTGATTACTTCTTCGACTTGTTTCTTTGTAAACCTAGTCGGAGTATGAGCCTTTTTTAAATTAGGGTTACCTAAGTATTGATCTACTTTACTCATTTTCTTTTTTATAATCTGCTTTATTCATAAAGACATACATTTTTTCACCAAGTAGATTTCCTGCATCATAGTCTGACGGATAATGAAACCCTGCTAATACTCGACCATATCCACATTCATTACCTGCTTTAATCAGTTCTGCTTCATGCTCAGGAAATTTACCTGCGACATATCTGGCAACCAGTCTTGATTGTACTGCATGACCACTTGGATATGATGGTGTTTTATTTGTCTTACTTGGTAATGTGTTAAGTGTTTTATCTACTTCAATAGGTCTTTTTCTTTTATACTTATCTTTAAAATGATTAATAATAGGTGTTGCCTGATAGATTACATCTCTAAATTCATCTTTGTGAAATATCATTCCATTATCTTTACAATACTTTCTGATTGCATAAAAAGGAACTTCATCATGATCCATGATTGATTGAACTTCTTTTGCTGATCTATTTGCAATAAGTCTTTTTACAACTTGTGCCTCAGCCATGTCATCTTTTGGAGGAGAAGGAATTGTAATACTTTCTTCTAAACCTTTTCTAAAAAATTTCACTCTTTTTTTCCTTTCAACATCTTTTGTAACTCTGTTGTAGAACCAACAAATAATGCATTGGTTACATTCTTTGGACCTTTGTCAGGTACATCTTTAATTTTTTTTAACTTCTCTTGTAAATCTAAAAGATTTTGTGATACTTCACTTACAGTTTTAATTAGTTGTCCTGCAACTTCGTAGGCACGAGGATGTTCTCCTTCTTTTGCCAAACTAAGAATACCATCAATTGCTTCATTACCTTTATCAAGTAAGTTATAAAGATTTTTTCTACCTGTTTCAAAGTCTATATCAGGATCTTTATCTTCTGGCACAGCAACATCTTTACTCACTTCTTTTGGTTTTTCTATTGGCATTACCTCGGCAGTAATACCTAAAACTTCATTTAATGTTTCATCAATTTTACTCATGTTAAAGTCCTCTCAATTACTTATCGTCACCAGTAGCTTCATCATAATTTAAACCATCATCAAAGAAGTCTAGTGTAGAAGTATATGTATAAGCATCATCTTTGTCAGCACTTGTTGGATTAGGTGTGACTGTAACTCTTTCACTTCTTGAAGGCGATTGGTCTGCTGTATTAGTATATAAGTCAGCAGATACTTTCTTAATTACAGATGATGTAGATATTGGTCCATACAAATAAACTTTTGCAGTAAATCTCATAGTGTAAATTATTCTTCTATTAGTTGTTAAAGAACCTGCATAACTATCTTCATAATCAACACTTTCTAGTATGAATGGTATATCTCTTTTTGTTCCCATTGTACTATCTTCTATCATAGTAACAGTATAGTCAGGTTGAAAGTATGGTAGTATCTGTTCTACTATTTGTAAACCATCGTCTGAATTAGAAACAAAAACACCTAAAGAAAATGTTATATTATATGGTACAGGTACATATTGAGTATTTAACTTTGTTGTATCTGCATTTGTAGTCACCACAGAGTGTTTTTGATTCTTGTTTAACTTTCTACTAGCATCATAACTATAGCCAGTTATTTCAAATGACATTCGAGGTAGAGTGATTGCCACAGATGAATCATCACCTGTTAAGTCCGCTTGTTGATCTAATCTTGCTATAAATTTTTCTTTAGGTGAATATGATAAGGGTACTTTAATATTCTGTAAAGGATTCCCGCTAGAATCCAATCTCTTAATATTCACATTGTTAAATATTGTACCAAACGCAATAACAGTATTACGAATCTTTTTATGATAAAAATGTTCTCCAAACATTAGTATTCGTCAACCTCACCAAATGGATTTCTTTCGCTGAAGTCTAGTATATCATCTGCCGTTGATGATGTATTTGTACCTGCAGCTGTTTCAAACGCTTCGCCTTGATCTACTGCTTGTTGTGTTGACATTGTAAAGTCCTCATTGATAATATAATCTATTGCACCAATACTATTTTCTAATACAAATGAACCTACTTCGTTTTCTAAAGTAAACTGAAAGTTCATTGTGTCAGTTGATAACGAATCTTCGGTACTATCAATCTCAGCAATACCTGTATCGATTCTTTCTGAACTATACTCAAATTTAGTACATGATAACTTGTAAGTTGGTAAAGCACTTTGTTGATAGAAAGGTTGTTCGTGTTCTACAAACTGTATTTCAAAGAATGCTCTTGTTGTAGGAAAATAAACTAAATCACCTTCTTGTGGTCTTTCAGCAACTAAGTCTGAATTATTACCTACTAAAGTTTCCCATCTTAATTTAGAAACAGTAAATGTAATATCATCTCTTAGTTCTAAACCAAACTTTTTAATAATTTCTTCTTCGCCCATATATGCACCAGTATTATCTACATACATTTCAATGATATAAGAATCATCAAACGAGCTTGCAGGATCTTCACCAAAGATTGTATCTTTGTTGGCAATCTTTCTCGGTAAGTAATAGACATCTTGGCCGTATATCTTAAGCTGTTCTATAATTAAATCTTCATATAGTCTTTGCTCAGATGTTGTGCCTGTGTCGAAATAGACATTTGTTGGCATTTATTTATCCTTGTTGCATATGGGCAGGTTCTTCGTAATTACTTCTAATTTCTTCTTCTAATCTTTGTTGTTCGGCAATCGCAGTAGAAAATAATTCAGGTCCGTTAAGAGTTACTCCTCCTAACATAGCAGTACCTGAAAACTTAGAAAGATTTTGACCCCATTGTCTTTTTATCAAAGTGGTTGCATATCTTTTTAAATAAAGATCATCATACATATCAGTATGAGTATCAGGATCTAATTCACGATAAACTTCAAAAATTAAATGTTCACCTGCTGTAATATCTGTTTTCCAATCCATATCTATGAATAGTTTGTTTGATAGTTGATTGAATCTTATTGGTTTTTCTCCCACTAATATGTGGTCAAGAAAATCTAAGTGTCTCATTGTCATTTCATAATGAACAATACTTGTAGATGAAAAGTCGTATAAGTCGTTTAGTCTTAATTGATATCTAACATCAAATATATTTAAGTTCGCTCTATCAGATAAAGAGAATATATTGACAACAGAAATAACGGACGAAGGAACTACAAGAAAATTATTAGATGTTTTCCATGATGTTGTGACAGAATTATCAGTTATTGATTCAGTACTATCAGTTGTCATTCTAGTAATATCAGCCTCAGTTACTAGATATTTTAAATACATTCTTTCAACACCATCAACATGATATTGAGCAAAGTATTGTATTGCTTCATCTATTCTATCGTCTATTTGATCTTCGTCAACATTTATATCTATCACAGGTTTACCTAGTGATCTTAAACAGTATTCTTTTAATGTTGCTTTTGTGTTTGGGACTGCCATAATTTTTTCCTTGTAATACTATTTATACTTATCCTAATGCGACAGCCTGGGCAATTGCAAAGGCTTTCGTTGATTTTGCGTCTAATTGTGTCTGTATATTACCTGTTACTCCGTCACTAAAATTTAGTTCTTCTGGTGTTGCTGTTATTTGAGTAGTACTTACTGCTGCCAACACAGGTAGAGTTCCTGATACATTGGGTAAAGATATTGTTCTATCTGCTGTTGGGTCAATGACATTAAAAGTAGTTTCAAAGTCGTTAGCAGTTGACCCTTCAAATGTAATCGATCCTAAAACTTCTAAGTTATTAACAGAATCACCACTTGAAACGAACTCCATCTTTTTAGTAGTCGAGTTATATTCTAATATCTTGCCATCACCAATAGATGAAATATCAACATCATCATTATCAAGTATTCTTGTAGAACCACCGCCACCGAGTGTAGATAGTTGAACAGATGTAATGTTTCTAAATCTTAAAAATTCTTCAGTAAGTTTATCTAAAGTGTCAATTGATCTAAGTTTAGATATTTTTTCTTTCTCTAAATTATTAGCAACTTTCATTTCTGAAATTTGATTATATACTTTGTCTATTATACCTTCTTCATATTCTACTTTTTTAGGTATTAGATAATCTAAAATACCTGAAGTAGTTTTTACTTCTTCTTTAATTTTATTATCTGATACCTCAATGACATCTTCTTTAATTTCTTCTTCGGGATCTACTTTGATTTCTTCAGAGACTTTTTCTTTTTCTTTTGTTAAAGTAGAAAATAGATTTTCTAATGCTTCAATGTTAATTTCTTTTTGTTTAACATTTTCTTCTAACTGTTTTTTTTCTATTTGTACACTAGATAAGAAACTACCTAATTTGTTTTCTAGAATATCAATTTCTTTTGGTAATACATTTTTAATACCCTTTTCAAACTTTTGTTCTTGAAGTTGTCTAATCTTTTTTTCAATATCTAAATCGATATCGATATCACCGACTTGTCCTTCAATTAGGGTTTCAGTAATAACACCTAATGGTTCTTTTAAAATTCCGTTTAAAAAACTTTTCTCACCGTCAATATATTGTTGGGTTGAGTTATTAGACATGAACTATCTAGTTACACTTGGAGTTATTGTAGCTCTTCCTTCGATTCTTCTAGTGACTATACCACTACCATCTGTGGTTGTTAAGTCCCACACATATCGTCCTTCGCTTAACGCTGCTGTTACTGTGTCAGTTAATGTAATTGAACAGGTGCCATCAGTTGCACTTACGGCTGCTGTAGTAAATGATGTAGCACTAGATGATAAATGAGCTTTTCTCAATTTACTAGTAATTGTTTGTCCTGTTAAATCTACTACTGTTCCGGTTGAATCTTTGATTGTTAGTGTTTCTGTAAAATCAGCATCCTGGTCAATAGTAATATTTTGTATTGTTGCCATTAGTGAAATTCCTATCTTTATTACTATTTATAATATAGAAAAATAGACTTTATTACTATTTATAATATAGAAAAATAGATAATACTATGGTTTTGTCGGCCATGTTGCATTTTCGCATTTTTCAACAGTATCTTTACCACTAGGCAAATCTCTTAGTGCTTGACGATATGTTTTCATATTATCACTAAGCGTTACATCTGATAGTGCTAAGTAGTCTGTCTCTGCAAGAAGTCTATTTCTTCTAGTTCTTAATTCTACGAGAGCTCTAGTAGGCGCTGCATTATCCCATGCTGCTTCTTCATTATCTCTTGCTGTTTCTTCAGCATCTGTGAATTGTACTTTTTCACCGTTTATATTATGATATCTTGGCATTGTTTCTCCTTATTATTTTATTATTAAAGTACACCATACATTTTTATGGTTCCTGAATCTATGTTTCCACCACTAAACTTAAATTGTATTGCATCTATGGCACTAGTGTTATTAAAATATCCAGCAATATGTGCATCCATTTGAACATCATTAGAAATGTAATTATTTGTTCTTGCCATAAAATGTTTTACAAATGTAGTAGAACTAGGGTCAAATAATTCTAACTCTCCTGCACAACTCTCATCATTTTCATTACCTGTTGTTTGAGATAAATATTGAAAAGCAGTTCCCTGTTCTTGGTCATTATCTGCACCATATTCTAAGGCAGCACCTCCATCATTTTCATTATGATATGCAGCAGCCCAGGTAGATGTTAAGACTACATTATAATTACTACCTGAATCTATTGAACATTGAAATGTAAAATAAACATTATTATTTACAGGATGTATATCTATAAATTTAAATACATAACTTTGATAAGTATTATTTATGTCACTAGTAAAACTTAAATTAGCACTATTACTAGCTGTTAATGTTTGAAGTAAAACATGACCACTAGCACCATCTAAAGTCCCTATGTTTCCGTATGCTATGTTATTATATGTTGCCATTATCGAATACCATAAAGTTTAATTGTTCCTGCTTCTATATTTCCACTACTAATACTAAATTTAACACCATCAATAGCCGCTGTTACATTACAATATCCTGCTTTAAAAGCATTTCTTTGTTGATTAGATTGTTGACAATTATTTGCTTTATACATATAGTGCTTAATAAAAGTTGTAGAGGAAGGATTAAATAAAAACATTTCTCCACTTAATGATTGATCTGCATCGCCACCTAAACCTTCAAACAATATTTGTTCTCCTGTTGCTTGTGATAAATCATCTGCCGTAACATATCCTACAGATGGGCCACCTGATTCCGGATGTAAAGCCTGCCAAGCAGTAGAGGTTTTAGTGGCATCATAATTAGTTCCACCATCTCTAAAATTTACTGTAAAGTTAGTATCATCTGTTTTAGGGTGAATATTTATTAATTTAAATAAATATGTTTTATAGGTAGCATCTAGCACTACATTACTTGCACCATTAACAAAAGTTAAATTTGTAGCTGAATCATCTGCCGTTAAAGTTTTAATTAGTTCTATACTATTTCCTGATCCGTTTGTTGTTCCTGTTGGTAAAGTAAAGTTATATTTTATTGCTGAATAGTTTGCCATTATGATACTCCAAATACCTGTATTGTGCCACCTTGTATTTCTCCACTATTAAAAGTAAATTTAATATTATTAACAGCAGAGGTTGTATTTATATATCCTGCAGAATGAGCAGCAAAATCATATGTAGCTGTTCCTGAACCTCCATCACTAGAGTTCATTTGCCCTACAAAATGTTTTACAAAAGCTGTAGAACTAGGATTGTATAATTTAAAAATACCTGATACACATTCATCTGCTTCATTTCCTGTATCGCCACTAATAAGAACATTTGATCCGTCATGTGTGTCTTGTCCAGAACCATATTCTAAAGCTGTGCTTCCACCATTATCTTCTCTATGATAAGCAAAAAACATAGTTGATGTATTAGTTAAATTGTAGTTACTGCCATTATCAATACTAGGTGAAAATCCTAAATATTTAGCATTAGTTTCAGGATGTAGACTGTTGACAATAAACACATACTCACTATAAGTATCTGTTATAATTGTATTATCAAAGGTTGCATTAGCATCAGAACCATCAGATGTAAATGTAGATAGTAATACTAAACTACCACCTTGTCCTAGAAAATCATGGTTATATCTAATCGCATTATAATTCGCCATTAGTTACACTCTACTTACTATCGAGTAACCAACCTTGTGTAGAATCAACATAAACTAAAGTAAATGCAGCTCTTTCAGTTGTTACTACTAAGTCGGCAGCTTCGCCTTGTATTTTATGTGAGTTTCTGCTTATTGTAATATTGTTTGTGTCTGCTGTGCCAGCATAATCAATAATTTGTACATAGTCGCCTATTGAAGCACTTGAAGGTAAAGTCATTGCGAATGCTGAAGATGTTGTATTGACAAAATATCCACGACCAGAAACCATAGTTGTTGCACCAGTTACTACTGATTGCCATGCAGTTCCGCCTGGGTTATATGTTTTAATATCAGAGGCAGGAATAGTTTTCATAGCACCGCCATCGTTTACTACAAAACCATCAGCGTCTGCAAGTGTTATTGAACTACCAACAGATGTGCCTCCATCTAATAAATTTAATTCTGTTGTAGTGACTGTTGCACCATCTAAAATTTCTAATTGTGCTTCTGTAACCGTAGCAGATCCTACTATTAAGTTTCCACCAAGTGTTGTTGTACCACTAATTTCAACATTACCGTTTATATCAATCAATGTTGAGGTTATGTCTATTTCATCATCAGCGGCAATGCTCATATCACCATCAGCAGTCGAACTAATGTGAATTGCAGCATCACGAAATATTATCTTTTTATTTGTAGCCATTGTTATGGCATCTGCTTGGGCAAGTGTACCAGAAACTGCTAAGTTTCCAACTACATCAATAAGTGTGGCAGTTAATTCTATTTCGTCTGTAGCAGCAATGTCTAGAACTGTTGCACTTGCACCTTGAATAAATTGTGAAGCGTCATTGAACATTAATTTATTTGTTGAGTTAAGTGTTAGTCCACTTCCATCTGTATGTGTTAATGTTGTGTCTTGGTCATTACCAAATTGAATTGTTGAAGAATCTGCCAAGAATAAATCTGAAAATTCTTTTGAGGCAGAACCTAGTGTTGTACCGTCTGCACTTGTAGGAAGAATAGATGTTCCAAAAGTACCTGTGTTTATAACAGGACTTGTTAATGTTTTATTTGTAAGTGTTGCTGTTGAAGTTGTTGACAATAAAACTCCATCAGCACCATCTGGTAGTGTAAGAGTATTATTAGCACTTTGAGCGTGTGGAGCACCTATAAGTGTTTGTGCATGAGCATTTGAACTCTCACAATAAAATTTTATTTGTGAAACATTTGAACCATCATTTTTAAGATCGATAAGACCGCCATTTAAGAATAAGTCACCACCAGCACTTCCATCAAATGTAGCAAATACTTTATCAGCACCACCATCAGTACCTTTGAAAATAATATCACTATCATTTGCAGCAGCATCGATTGTAATGTTACCAGAACTTGTAGTAATCAATACAGCGGCGTCACCAATTGTAAAGTCATCATATGCCTGTGATATACCTTCTTGAAAATATGTTTTAAATGTTGCAGCAGTTGTCAATCTCATTGTGCCACCGTCATTTGTAATAATTCCGTCAGCGTCTGCAACAGCAGTTGTTCCTGTTGAAGTTCCACCATCTATTAAATTTAATTCTGCAGCAGTAGAAGTAACTGCTGTACTATTAAGTACAAGACCACTATCTGGTAAAGTTAGTGTACCTCCAGCAAGTGTTACTGTATTTGATGAATGAGTAAGTGTGACATCACCATTATTGAAATTAACAACACTACCACTTGCAAGAAACAAGTCAGAAAACATCAATGAAGTAGTACCTAATGCATTACCATCAGATGTTGAGGGTGCAATTGCACCAGCAGTCATTGTTATTTCGTCTGATCCTGCAATCTTAAAATGAATAGTATCATCAGTATCCGCTGTAATACTCGTATCAGCGTCTAAATCTAGTATTAATTCATTAGAATTTAGGTCTATGAGTGATGCTTTTGTTAATGCCATTTTCTTCCTTTA